GGTTTTTATATCGTATATGTTTCCACTATACCCTAAATTTTCATCCCAGTTATTAAAGATTCGTAAATTTTTAATTGTTTGAACACCTTCAACCTTGTCTAACTCTACAGCAATTTTAGGAAGTATTATAGGTTCGTTTATTGACCAGTTATCTATATCAAATATACATTTAAGTTTATCTAACACTCTTAATATAACTTCTTTATTTTGATATCCAGGTCTTGGCATAATCTCTACATCACAACCTATATTTATTATGTGTGCAGTTTTTATATTTATTGCATCTGTTAACATTCTATAGTTAGAAAGATAAGTTTGCAAATTCTGCTTCGCCATTTGTGTTGGCTCCATACAGTTCTTGCTATCATCATAAGTAAGACAATATAAATTTATTGCAAGTGGATTCTTTATTTCATTTGTTCCAACTGACTGAATCCAATACTGCTCATCTTTATCTAGATATGCTTTGGCTATCGAACCATATTTCTGTGGCATTGCATAAGTACGTGCAATATAATCTTCTCTTGTTACAGCTCTGTTTTGTGATGCGTAATGAGCAAGTGCGTTATATCTTATTTCTTCAATTGTCTCTTCACTTCTACCACCTACTGCTGGTTCTAGATTTATAACGGCTAGTGATTTCTTTACAACTGTTAACTGTCCTGCGTTTAAACCATCCTCATCTAAATACACTGTTGATTCTGTTATTCCTGTAATTTTTCTTGCACCTACATTAGATTGTAAACCTCCGCCTGAAAGATATCTGACGGTTAATGTTTCGTCTGCCGGTGCTTGTCCGTATGCTCGTGTAAACATTGTGTTGACAGGATCAAATGCTATATCAATGAATGCAGTTCCATTCATATAATTTGATGATGTATTACCATAAGGAAGAGAGCTTCCTATATTTTCTGGATTTGGTACGATTACTTCGTCTGGTTGGCTAGATATACCAGCTCCAAACCAAAGTTGCGTGTGGTTGTTTTCATCAATGTGTGTAGTAAATCTTCTAGCAGTTCTTCTAAGTTTTAATATATAAGGAGCATCGTAATTGTATTGCGACATCTCAGGATCTGCTGCCCAATTGTTAATTACATCTTCGAATATATTGTCTTGAGCTAAATAAGGTACTTCATACCATTTGTTTCCTGCTTCGTCTTTAACATCTAAGATAGTTATAACTTTGTCGTTGTTTACTTTAATTCGTTTATATTTTTCTGGATCTCCAAATGTGAATGCTTGAGTTTTAACTTCGCCAGCTACTGCCTGGACTTCTTTCTTTAAAAGGTAGTATTCAGGATTTCCGTATGTATCATCAACTTTATATATAGTTGTTTCTCTAGGACTTTTTTGAGTGTCAACTCTAAAGTCTACAGGTTCTTGTGTCATAAACACGATGTTGTTATCAGTCTTTACTTCCATTCCTGCAGATACTTGAAGAGCATAGCTATAGTCAGGTTCTGATGTGTCAGCAGATACAGGTACTACTTGATATACACATATTGTAACGATAGAAGGTACTGTAGGTTTTGTTTTATATCCTAAGGCTCTTGCTAAATCTATTACGTTGCTTCTTTCTTCAGCATGTATTATCAAACTTTCTTTCATTTGATTATCTACATAGTAAGACAGCACATCACCTACATACGATGCCATTTCTATAAACATCATACCAGGTGATGATTCATTAAAGTCATTGTATATATCTGGGAAGTAATTTTTTGCGTAGTTAACTAAATTTTGTCTAAAGCCACTAAAATCTTTATTAAGATATTTTAGGTCTCTTACTTCTTTTTTATCTAAATTACAATCGTTTGCCATTATAAGTTCCCTATGTTGTTTAACGTTATCATTTCTTTATTTATTGTATCATTGTATAACGCAAACCATATTTGTATGTTAACTCTATTTTCATCAGGCTGAGGTTGAGCTATATTAACTTCAAGTAAATTAACGTACTGAAGCCATATATCAACTTGCTTAGTTATGTTACTTTTTATCTGATCAATTATAGAAGGTGTTATATTGTTGAAAAGTAATTTATAAATATCGCATCCAAATTCGGGATGCATTACTCTTTCACCTTTATTTGTCAAAACAAGATTTCTCATGTTTGACTTTGTTTGTTGTAGTGTTGTATAAGATAAAGCAAAGTCTCCGTTAACTTTTCCTGCTTTTGAATGTAAACCTTGACTGTCTACTAGACTTGATGGACCTACTCCAGATGCTGAATCTACAACATCATATTTTACTGCAGCTTGCGCATCATTGGTTAAGGGAAGAGTTAAGCCAATGGCAACATCCGGTTCAAAATCTAATGGATTATATTGAAACTCTTCTCTTTTCTTCATTACTTATTAAATCTTTTTACTAATTCTGAATAATCTCTTGTCAATGCTTTGCTAACTGATTGTTCTAGATTACTTACATCAACTGGGTTATTGTTTATATCCACCTGTGGTGTCGCTCCTTGCATTTGTGTAAATCTATTTCTTATATCACCTTGTGATATCTCTGGCCATTCTTCGTTATCAGCCATTGTACTATTTAAAACTTCGTTCAACATTGTATTGCTAGTATATTGTCTTTCTTTATTTACTTTATTTCTTCTAGGTGGTTTTTTACTACTACCTTCCATTAAAGTTAACGCTTCGTTTATTTCGTTTTTAACTACGCTTTTAATCTCACGTTTTACAACCTCTCTGATAATTTTTATCAAATCTTTCTTTGTCATGTGTACACTCCTTTGCTTTATATATAAATATCATAATACTAACTTTTTTACATCCACATTAGCATAGGACCGTTAGGTAAGTAAAAAGCCTGTCCTTGCATAAACCAACTGTTGACTATGTTTCCACATCCCATGAGCCAAGGAAGGTTTGTTGGTGAATTCATACCCATACCATCAATACTTTCAAAAGCAGGTCCGGGTCCTGGTGGTGGAGTAAGCGCTGCTATAGGTAAAGCTCCTGGAATATATGCTGCAGCGAAGGCCATAAATCCAGTTTTTAATCCCATATGAGGCGGCGTTGCAGATGTGACACTCAAAAGAGATCCTATCATTGCCATTTTTGCAGCGGCTAATGTTGATGATGGCGGTACTAAACCTGCAGCTCCTAACTCTGTCGCTTCTCCCCAAACGGTCGCCCATTGTAATGGTGGGATTGGTGGAGGTGGAGATACTAGTTGGTTAGGTATTGCAATAGGCTCCATAGTATCACCTTCAGTACCCGAAGTAAATAAAGGTGATTCTGGATCTAGTTTTGTCTGTAATTTTGCTACAAAAGCTGGTATAATAAATGGCATTATTGTTTCATCGCTTCTAATTGGGTTTTTAACATTGCATATATAGGTCCATTTATAGGAGGACCACTTGGACCAGCTGGTGTTGGATGTACCTCCATCGTTAACTGGTTGAGAGTTTCTAGTAATATATCTGCTAGGGCTGTAACGTTTATCTTCCAAGCTGATGTAGATAAACTTATTTCTTTAGCTGCAGATACAAGTACATGGTCAGCCTTTGCATTAAATATAAGCCTGTCAGAACTTATTATTATTTGAGGCTTGCCCATATATGTATTAAGTGGAAGTATAGGTATGATCGGACCTGTAGGTACCGCTACTGTTTCTGGTGCTTCGGGACTTGCAAGACCTATATCTATTTTCTGAGTACTTGTCATCATTATTGTAGATCGGTCTGCATTGATGTCTTCTATCTTGTCAGAACCTTCGGCTGCAAATGCGTTTGTCAATATCATTATTGGATCACCTGGGCTTGAACCTACCGACCAAGTGTCTATTGTTTTTGCACCGCTAACAGTAGATCCAAACCGTATACTATTATCGAACCTACCTTGTATTATTGTGTCACCTTCAAATGGATGTAAAGGTGAAGTATCAACTTCACTAAATGTCTCTCCTAATGTGTCATTCAGGTAATGTTGCTTAGATGAAAAACTAGCATTAGGTATTGAGTTTTCATTTCTTTCTCCCCACGCTGGCACTGTACATAAGTAATAGTACATAAATGACCTAGGGTCGTTTTGAGAGTTTAATCCTGGAGCTTGTAGTGAAACAACCATCTCACCTATTAGTGGGAAGTGCTGTATGTTTCTATTTAAAAGCTTTATCCATTTGTATGCTATTTCTGGCGAAGCTTGATAATCTTGAGCCGAGCCATATACTTTCATTTTAATATCGCCAATACTTGCTGGATCTTTATAGTCAGGGTGATCTGCATTAACTATTATATCTATAACTTCACCGTATACAATAAGTTCGGCAGCTGATCTACCTTTTTCAGTTGATCGTGTCTTATTCTTAAATCCCATATTTATCTATCCTGTGATTCTTCAACAGCTTCTAAAAGCTGTCTTTTTTCATCCTCTGTAAGTAATACTCCTGTTGAGTCTGTGCCTTTGCCCATACCTCTTTGTACAATTGCAGCCATCTTAATAAGATGTTCATCATTCTTTACAGCTACTTCCATGTATTCTTTTATTATAGGAACAAGGATTGTAGCGTCACCCATATTTTTAATCATAGGTTGAAGTTGTTTAATTAGCTCGTTTATCTGGAGCTCTTTTTTTCTAGAATTATCGTAAATATCTTTCATCAAGCCTTCAAAAGTCTTGCCTTTAAATATCTCTTCATTTTTATCTATGTCCATAGTACTATCTCCTTTTATATAAATATCATCTATATAAAAACAGAAAACCTGAGAGGTAAATCCCAGGCTTTCTTAAAAACTATTTATATACTATATAAAACTTATTTCTTCGTAAAGAATGACATTACAACTACTAACACTATCAGTCCTACAAATCCACCTTCTCCAAGTGAATTTACAAGAGCAGTTAAGTTAGCAATTACGTCCATTCCAAACACAGTACCGCCTGTTAAGACAGTCCATACGATCGTTACTGGTAAGATAGTCATCATTACTGATAATAGCCCACCGAAAAATCCGTTTACATGTTTGATTACTGAATCCATTGTGTTTCTCCGTTTATTGTTTTCCATCATTTTGTGGCACGATTGCCTAGCGCGTTAATTTGAATAATTGTATAATATACTTAGAATGTAAAACCGAATCCTAAAGTAAGATTCGTAGTTTTATCTCCTGTATTGTATACAATTTTTGGGTCTACATAAACGTTCTTACGTAATGTAAACAATTTACCTAAACCGACAGTCATTCCGTCAGTGCTTAAACCATTTGTAGCTAAATATCCGAAGTATCCCTTCCAGAAATATCGTGCATGAAAATCTATATCCATGTCTACTGTTGAATCAGCTTGTGATACAGAAGCACCTATCATTAGGTTTTCCATTACACCATATCCAACTGTAGGACTTACAGACCAGTCTGTCCATGCAACATTTGCGATGTCGCCTGTACCTATGTACCAGTCGCCTTTTGTTTGTGCTTGAGTTGCAACTATAGTCGCAAAACATAAAGCAATTGTTAAAATTAAATTTTTCATATATTTTCCTCTCTTTCTAATTATTGTTTTTTGGTATTATTACCAATCAACGCGCTGTACTACCGAATACACCTTCGTATTCTTGTAGCTTTTGTTTAAATTCTTTTTTTATTATATTCACAACCTTTGATATGTCTTGAGTTTTTTCATTTGTCATTTCTCTTATCAAAACATACAAAGCTTTTTTGTTGTATTTCTCTATATTCTCTCTACGTCTAAATAACTCTAATACTGCATAGGCTATTTTCTTGTCTGATTGTTTAGAATATCTTGTTTCTACTTCTTCGTCATACTTTATAATAAACAAGTCCATAAAATCTTTTAGAGAATCCTGTCTATCGCTAGTTGTTATTTCGTTTGTTATATTTCTTTGCTTGTCAACTGCAAGTAGATCTGTCTTTGACTTTAGCATTTTATATGCTTTGTTGTTTGTCTGTATACAGTAATTCTTTGCGACAATACTAAAATATGAAAAAGCCCTTCCTTTGTTTTCAGTATACTTATTAAGTTTTTGAAGTAGAAAAGCTATTACTTCGAATTGTTTGTCTTCAGTACTACCGTCCATATATGGGAACTTAAATCTGTTAATTATATTTTGTGCTAATTTCCAAATTGGGTAATGAATGTGTTCAGAGTATACCTTGTTTCTTTTAACTTCACTTTTCTCTTTGTTATAAGCAACTATCGCCTTTTCGTTTATAGGTGTAAAGTACATTTTGTTTTTACGCTTTCTACCTCTCCTAACTATATTAGGATTTAAAAGTATATCCAACTCTTCCTGATATTGAGGAAGGTTTTCATAGAACTGTTCAACAGGGCTAAGTTTTTTAGTCATTGTTTTGCTCCAATTCATATACAACCTCTTTTAATGAGTCGAATATAGCACCTACTTCATCGTTACTTTCGAATCCACCTTTGCTGTCTATTTCCCTCATGCTTTCAATAGCATCTTTTATATTTTTTCTTTCAAACTGTAAAACGTCATCCATGTTTAATAGATCATCTTGAAGAACTTCTACTTTTTTCATTAAATTATAAGTTGAATAACCTAATATAATTGTAGTACAAATGAATATAGCTTCTATCATTTATCGTCTCCAAATAATCCACTGAATATATCATCTACAGATTTGTTAGCAGTTGCAGTATCTAAAGATTTCTTTTTATGCTTTGTGTTAGAAGCTTTCTTAATCTCACCTCCAACTTTATTTATTTCACCTTCAATTTTTGAAGCAATTAAATCTGCTTGATGTAATACCAATGGCATGTTTGTTTTGAAGTTTCTATCAGAATTATAATGCTTGTAATACTGAGTGTTTGCTTCGTCATATAATCCATCATGTACCATAATTGCAATCATTTCATTTTCAGATACTTTAATTCCAAAGTGTTGTAATAACCATAGACTTCTATGCTGTACCGGCATCCAATTTAGTTCAGGGTTAAGATTCCATAACGAACCTTGATTTTTTCTATGCCAGTCGCTTGGATTCGGTACGTATAGATCATTTTCCAAATCACCATATTTTCCTAGATCATGATTTAGCGCAGCGAACATCAATTCTTCTAATGTATAACCTTCCATTGATGATCCCATGTGTTTCCAAAGGTCATATGTATGTTTAGCACATTTTGCAACTCTTAATACGTGTTCTACGTAACCACCTACAAAAGCGTTATGATAATTTATGTTACCTGAAGCTGGAGCAAACATCATTCGCTCTTGAAAGCTTTCGTACATAGCTTTTAATTTTTCTTTTCTTTCACCTTCGAAATTCGTGTCTATGACTTGCATTAAGTCATTCCAATTTTGTAATAATTGATCTTCTGTTAAATTCATGAATTTACCTCTATTTGTTTTTCTACTTTATTCCAATAACCTATTGTCGCTTCTTTATATATACCTCTAGGTCCACCATTCCAGCACCTAGCTATTTCTTCTGATTCTACTAAATTATAATGATCACAATATATATTAAACATTTCTATAGATTTATTTCTATCCCATCTATCATTATATGAATATCTTAAATCTATATCTCTTCTTGCAAGAATTCTGTTGACGTCGTTTACCATAGTCTGTCTTATTTGTAAACAACCTACTGCGTCCTCACCTTTATGATATGCGTTGTCATTGTTTCCACTTTCAACTTGTATTACAGCGTTTATAAGATTTATAAATTCTTTCTTATAGTATTGAAAGTCGAATATCTCTAATCTTTGAGAAAGTGTGTCAATTTGCGATTGTAAACTATCAATGATAATATCTTTAGATTTTATTATCTGACAAGAGATTTCTAGCTCATTATTTAGCTTTTCAATCTTATTCTCACTTTGAATAGTAGTAATAAGAAATAAAGCCGCTGCAGCAGCTGTAAACATTAACGGTGCGTATTTTTTCATAAAGTAAATTTTGTGTTTGTTCATTCTAGTCGAATAAAAGTTTTAATTGGTTTGGGTTTCCTGACTCATCATCTCTACCAAAGTGTTCAACTACACTATCGTTGCTATATCCCAGAGAGCAGGCGAGTCTTTTACATGTTCGCTTGAATTCTTTGATTGTTAGGTCAGAGCTAATTCTCAATTCAATAACTTGAGGCTCCTTTGATGTTATTCCGCGTGTGTATGTCAGTTTATCTAATGGCACTTGTAGTCTCCCATGTTTTTAATTATTATATACTAATATAACAAATTATTCCGAGATATAAAAACAATTAGCTGAAAAGTTTTGTAACGAGCGTTTCTGTGAACTTACCTTTCATAACCTTACTATAATTTTTGATGCTTTGAAGTACGATTTTCTTATCCTTCTTCCAACGTAAACCTTTTAGTTCTTTCTTTAGCTGTGCAACCTTTAATGCTGCTTCAGCTTTATATTTTGCTTTGTCTTGCTTAGACAATTTATTTTTCTTTTCTATAACAGTAGGTTTAAGAGTTCCTTTCAGCTTTAGCTGCTCTTTACCTCGGTGAAACACGTTGCCATCCTTATCAACGAATTCTTTCATAAAATGCCAACCTGATGGTTTACCAGTATTCCTTTTTGACTTAATTTCTGGTGGGTCGACTAATTCTTGTACGCATTCATAGCATGTTGTTGAAATTGATCCTTCTCCTGTATGTGAGAAAGCTCCACATCTTTTGCATTCCATATAAAAATACAATCTGCTAGGATCCTGGTTCCATCTAGAACCATGCCTATACTCTGTAGCGTATTTAATTGTTTCTTCTGATTTCTTCATTATATAAATTTATCTTATTCTTAATTTTATCTATTTCAGGGTTTGATATCGGCATAGCGTCTACCAAAGACTGCATACTATTAAGTATATCGCTAGACATTCTTAATTCGTCATTAAAGTCGTCAAGTTGATGTAAACCTTTGGCCATCTTACTGTTAAGTGCTTCAACTTTTTCTAATCTATCCATACCTTCAAGTCCTAGATTTTTAAATTCATCATCTTCAGCTTTATCAGCGGATTTTTTTATAATTTGTGAAAATGCAAAATTTGCAGCGATAACCAAAGCTATTGCTAGCGGATCAAATACAAATATAATAAGTAATAAGAACCAATTGACTACCTGACCCATTTCCCTACCTGTTGTTTCTGCTAAGTATTTCAAGGGGCCTAATTCTCTCTGCTCTTCGTTATTTATTTCTAGATCTAACAATTCACTATCAAGTCTCATTATAGAATCCTGCAAAGCTTCAAGTTTTATGTTTATATTATCTCTATCTAAAATTGTAGTTTTCAATTCTGATTGCAACGCTCTCCTTGCAGAGCTAGATGTTGTTGTTATGACCTGCTCTGCTTCTGCATCATAATAAGATACCGAAGTAGGGCTTGACAGTGATTTTCTTAAATCTGATATTGTTGAGTTTATGTTATTTTTCTCAATTGATAGATCTTTTTTGTTTTCTTCAAATCTACCTTGCTTCATCTCTAATACAGCAAGCGATTTATCTAAAAACTCTGATTGTGTAGCGGTTTCTTGATATGCTCCTGATAGAAAACCATAAATACCACCTGATGTTATTATCATTAAAACAAATACAGCTACTGAAAGATATATTCTCAGAAATTTACCTATTGTGTCCCAATACTGATATAGTAAAGACGCTACAACTAATTTTGCAAACTCTAACGAACCAGCCATTATAATAACTTGTGTGCTAGCGCCAGCGAATAGTTTACTCAGTCCAAATACAGAATAAAATGCTGCTGAGCCAGATACGGCTAGTGCTGACAGCGCTATTAGTGCTGGGAATAGTTTTTCTTTCATATTACCAATTTATCTTGTTTAGCTTTCCGTAATTATCGTATATTATTGTGTATAGTAATTTACCATCGACATCTTTAGTTCTTATCTCGACTTCAAGTATTCCAAATTTAATAAGCTGATATCTTATATCGTTTATTTTCTTTTTATCATAATTACTTATACACGTTAAATTACCTACAAAGCTTATTACTACATTTTCATAGTTTACTTCGTCTTCACCTTCATACTCGTCTTCGTAATTAAAGTTTTCAGATGGATTATAATGTGGACCTTCATTAGCATCTGGCCATGATCCTCCGGTTTCATCTACTGTAGGTATCAAAGGCAGTCCATTTATCAATCTATCTGCATAATATCTTCTACTTTTACTGTCTAGTTTAGATACCCATTTTGTAAACTCATCTTCTTTTCTTAGAAAAATATCCTTATCAGACAGAGAGAGTATATCCCACAATTCACTATCAGTAAAAAGCTTACCTCCTTCTTTAGGTTTTTCCCATGTTGAAAAGTCCACTTCTTTATTTTTCTTACCTTTGTTAAATGCCTTGATCATATCAATCATAGTGTCAACAGAGTTTTTAGTTTTATTTTTTACTATGTCGTCTTCTGAAAGTGTTATCTTAGAAATTAGCAATTCTAAATCTGTTTCTAATAGATTTTTTAACTCCTGGCATTTCTCATATTCTTCGTATTGTATAAAATAGTCTATCATATCTTCTATTACAAATTCTAATTCAGCGATATCTAAACCCGTTGGATCGTATAGCATGTATACATCCTTCAGCACATCAAGACTAGCGATTTTCATTTTACCCGTAACAATTTTATATGTTGTTTCGAATGCAACGTCCAGTCCTGGTTCTTCGTTATTTTCACCGCTGTTTTCCATTTTCGTATTTCCGTTATTCTTTCCCATTTGCTATTTTATTAAAATTATACCTCATGCCTCCGAAGCTTAGACGGTGTGCTTCTTCTACCGTTGGGCTAGGGTGCTTAATTAAGCAGCCATCGCCAGTTCAACTTGTTCGCCTGTTGTTTGCGGACCTTCCTCTAATCCTTATCACCCTGTCAAAGCCATGTCACCCCCATAATTATAGGTCCTACCTGAGTGGAGGTGCCGGGGATCGAACCCGGGTCCAAGAATGTAGCTAATTAAAGTATTAGCGGTCAATTATAAATATCATATATATGTATGTTATTTACTTTTTGTTGTACTAGTCTTTCTTCTGTAGTATTTCTTCGATTTCTTAGCCTGTAGATTTTTAATCTGACTCTTAAGTAAATCGTTAACTAATAGCTTGTCACCTAATAAGTGGCTTACTGATCTATATCTTTTAGTAAAGTATAGTGCTGTAATTAAAGCTCCTGAGATTATTCCTAGTATTAACATCAATAATTCTGTCATTTTTTAGTCCTCCTTTTTTTTAATTGTTTAACTTCATGTGATATCCATCAGGTGTGCCAGAAGTTGCATCTAGCATTCCCATTCTTAAAGCTTTCTTATAAGTACTTTGAGCATCTAATAACTCTT